CGAGTCCATACACCTAGGAAGATTGATAAGCGAGCAATTAGTAATCTAACTCGACTTGCAAAGAAGAATTTTTTCTTAGCATATCGGAAGAAGCACAAAACGCCACCAAACATGCGTGGCGATCGTGACAAGATAAAATTATTGGAATTGCTGTCCAATAGAAATGACCTTAACTCACTCACGAACCTGCCACTGACTTGGTGGGATGATGTGACCTTATTCAATTGTATGGAGAATACCCTCACGGATGATGCATTAGAATTTGCTAAAGATAAAGGTGCCCTCAAAAAAGAAATACATCTTGGTCCTGGTGACAGTCGGAAAGAATTACTACAAGTGATAGAACAATCCGATTATGAATTGAAAGATTTCTTTGAATCTGCTCCTTTTATCCCTCGACAGCCAGCTGTATTCATGACGCGCAAGCAGAAAGAAGTGTTCATAACTGCTCATGCTGCAAGACTGATTGAAAAAGAGAAAGAACAGAAGGAAGCTGCCAGACTATTCGCAAATGGTGAACTATCAGACAAACATGCACTTAGTTTAGTGACAACCCAGATGAAAAAAATCCTCAGTTATTTTGATGAACAACTGATGACTCCTTCTGATAAGAATCGGAAGGAAATTCTACACAATGCAGCTCAAACACTGCTGCAAAATGATATGTATTCATTGCTCTTAGATATAGAGGGACATAATCAGTCGATGCAGGCCAGCAATACATCAGAATTAGCAGAGTTTTGTGGTCACCTCTTTGGGAAAGAAAATTGGGGAACACTGCCTGATTATTTCTCAACTCTAGATGTTTATCATTATGATGAATTTGAGAATAGAGTGATACTTAGTCAGGGTCAACTCGGAGGGATTGAAGGTTGGTTGAATCCACTATGGACACTACATACAACACTCATGATGAAATTACTTCGCGAAATGGCAGACATGGAAGTAGAACAAATAATGGTATATTCAGATGATGTGAATGCTATTATTGAGATGAGACAAGCATCTGAGGAGACTGTCAAATCTGTTTTCCATAAAGTCATCAGCCATTGCGCGTTATTTGGGATGACCGTGAAATTCAGCCAGACAAATTTATCTAAACACAGAGTAACAATGTTGAGACAACACTATGCTGATGGAGTCAGAGCAGACTCGACACTCAAGAAATTAATATCAACGAGTGGAGCTAACAATAATATGTTAATGGCAGAAGAGATTGAAGTTGCTGGAATATGCTCTTCAGTATCATCAGCATTAGAATTGAGCAACCACAATGAATCCTGTTGTTATCTGAAGAATTATAAGATTGGATTACTATTGGTAAGGCTACCTCATATCATACTATCACATATTCAAGAATCAAGCATTTTATCCTCAGAGAATTTACCGAAGAAACTGGTGAATTTATTGTATTATGTAAAAGATGATAAAAGTGAAGTCCTGTACAACAATCAAGCTTCTTCAATTACTGCTATAAGGAATGATATAGCTAATTATCTCAATATTCATCCGCAGAATGTCAATACTGGTATGCTGACAGATGCATTGAAATCGGTGTTAGGACAGCCGTTAGCTCGCTTGAAATTTATTGAAAGTCCTGATAGATTGTTACATCTTCAAATATATGATTCATTCATACAGGATTTATTATTCTTCTGGTCATATCTGCCAGCTTCATTAGGAGGATTAGGGGCAATTAATCATATAGATCTCATGTTATCTGGACATAGCAGTGGGTTTTCAAAATCAATACATTACTTACATCAATGGATCATCCTATACGCTAGTGATAAAGTATTCTTCTTAAATTACCTCAATAATGTAATGAGTATTGATGAAAACAAAGAAATGAACACAAAAGAGTCCCGGGTATTGTCAACCGATTGGCCAAACGATATGACAATAACAACATCACACTCTAGTGTGACTCAGGCAATTGAAAATATGGTGAGAAAACGCAATAGAAACCTCAGCATCAAGAAAATGATGACATTGAAAGATGAAAGGCCACTCTTAGCACTTGAATACCTTAACATATTTAGAGACAATTTCCATCCACGAGTATGCCAGTTCTACTTTGAGAATACTTCAGGACACTTTCTAGATTTACTTATCAATAAGATTGAAACTAGCTCTGGATTGTTGGTATTTGTCAAATCGTTATCACGTCTCAGGAATTCAATGCAAGGTCGTATGATGCAGAACATAAGGGTAGCAGCAAATCTTGGGAGGACAAGATTTGGCACCATCACAGAAGAGACTGATACAGTTGAATATTTATTAAACCGTAGACAGACAATGTTTCCATTATTGAAGTTCATAAAGGTAGATGAGATCTTATATGATAATAGAATTACTGAACAGTTTCTAAATAATTATATCTTAACTATTCGACAATGCAGCCCTATGCATTATGTGAATGGGATAAAAGTGTATGATGCCCCACATGTTGGTAATGAGATTCGTTACAAAGGCGAATTGATAGATGATGATCGTATGTTGGGGAATAAGGAAGAATTCCTAGCAGCAAAGTTAGTCGCAGT